TCGGTGCACTTAAGCCCCGCTTTAGTCGCCCACCCGCTGAAATCCGGTTCCATTTTGACAGTTCCTTTCTAACTACCGACAGGAGCCCAAGGGTCGAATTGACTAGGGTCTTGCTGTGGATACCCAGCATTCGGGTCATACTGACCGTTGGGCTGAGGCATATTGCTATTAAGAAGTTGGTCCGCCTTTGGGTCCTTTGATGGGCGAAGACCAATGATTCCCCGAATTTCGTTCGATGAAATGATTTCATTTCGAGCGAACTTGTCGGCAATTTCAGCAATCTGTGAAACAGGAACGAGCTTGAATGGATCCCGGAAGTACTTGATCTTTTGATCTCCTGAATTGACCGGGCCAATGAACGCTCGCTGCATCGATTCGACAATAGAGTCAATGATTGGTTCGACAGTACGGTTAAAGTAATTTAGCATGGTTGCTTCATTAGCAGTACCGTTCATAACTTCTTCAGTGACACCCAATTGGGTATAAAGAAGGTTCGTGAGATACTCAACCTGCTTGAGGAGGTTGTTCTCCACAGGTCGATTAAGTTGTGTGATCTTCTCTGTTCCATCCGTGTAGGCAATGCCATACTGGCTGCCCTTAAGCTGGAATTCGATATCAGACCGACGCTGTTCAGCTTGCGCACGTCGAGCTTCGGTCTTGATCACATAAGGAAGCTGGATGATCATATCCAACTTGCCGGAACTTGACTGCTCGTCAACAGCGTCCAACAGAGACAGTTTTTTGATCAACCGCTGTAGAGTCGAGTTTGGTTCATTCATTACAGAGTAAAGTGGATTTTCGACGATAGCAACAAACCGCTTCTCAAGAGTGATTTCTTGGCGCTGTCCAGTCTTTTCGTTGTAAACGCTAAGTTTGACATGCTTTGGGTACCACTGAACAACTTCGCCAACGCGCATACTATAAACGTCGAAAATCTCTGTGTTGTTCGGGTCCTGAGACGTATCGACTGGGACGATTGCTGCGACTCCCTTATCAAAGAGGGTCATAGCAAGATCCTGTCGGAAAGCCCGAGGATTCTGATCTAGATTTGGCTCCAGCGTAAGACACTTGTTCAAAGAGCTGTCCATGTCGTCTTCGTATCGATTTTGGTCGTCGAGTTTGACATGCCGAATATCCATGCCAGAAACATCAATTGCGATGGTCGTGTAAATTGACGATACGATAGAACGTTCGCTGTAGTAAGCCTTCCGAGAACGAGATGGAGAATATGGAGTAAAAGAGACCGGAGTCGAATATGTAGGCTCATCGCCGTTAGGAGGTCCAGACCGGAATACATTCCAGGCTACCCTAACTCGGTCTAGAATTGGCACGCATCACCTCCTATCCGTGAGCTTTAAGAAAGTCTTGCACCATCTTCCTTCCTCGGCGAGCGTTTGCTGAGTTCTTAACTTTGGTGACACCATTCCTAGCCATCTGCTGTCCTTTAGGAGAAGCAAGAAATGTTACGCCACCCAAAGCAATCGCAGTGAAAGCCGCTTGGTTCCCCATCTGGCCTGTAAAATTCCTAGCAAGAAAACCAGCACGCTGCTTGTTTCGCTTCTTGAAGTCCTTGCGCTTGCGCTCCCCAACAGCCTTTTGGGAATGGTCTGACATGCTCTGATTCGCCAGATGGTGATCAAACGCCTTCTTGTAGGCAGGGTCATGCTTGGCCCTGTCTTCAACCTTGGCCTTGATCAGCTTACGACGAGTCCCAGCGCCTTCGCCATAAAACATCTTGGCTCGGGCAAACTCTTGCGCGTCTTTCTTGGCCTGACGGTTGGTGCTGTTACTAACGCCAGGAGGACCGTCGTGTCGAACGCCCCACTTCATACCTTTAACGCCGAAGTGCTCCAAATATGTTTCTTCGTCGAGAATCATGAATCACCTCCCTTAATGGATTCGACCGATTCCTTCACCACTGACACGAAATGCTGAATCCAAAACACGTTTCTTTGCGTTAATCGCTTGTTGTCCAGCAATCCTTTGTAGTCTATCAGATTGTTTCGGGGTGATATCACGACGGGCTTGGGCAGCAAGAATGGTTGATATTTTAATATCTCTTTTTGAATTAATGTGTGCTATTGCTTTTTCTTGTCTTTTGAAATTATGAACAGATTTAATTGTGGATAGTCGCAAAGTTTTATAACCTCGACTGGCTAAAAATTCTCGACCACCAAAAAATACTAAACCTGCCGCCAATCCAGCAGCTCCACCTCGAATGGCGTTTCGTTTAATTTCATCATGACGCTGTTGAGGCGTTAGATTATCCCATCTATCTTTTCTTTGTTTCTTACGAACCCCCCACTTCATACCTCGAACGCCGTAGTGTTCCAAATATGTTTCTTTATTGAGAATCATGAACCACCTCCTTCTAGAATCCTGGGCCATATTGACCGTATTGGCTCTCGTAAAGGGCGCCAAAAACATCTTTAATGCGAGGCCATGCTACTTTTTCAGCATCATTGGCGTTACTAACACCTTTGGCCAAAGATTCTGGAAGAAGAACATCATGAGGAATAATTCTTCCGGCGTGATCTTTTCGGCCTAATGGATCTGGAAACCTGACCGCAACCTTTTCAAGATTGTCTCCATAACGTCTAAAAAAGGTATGCGAGTGATCATCGCCCCCAAATCCTAAATTGTACTCATGTAGAGGGTCGCTTAGCCCACCGCGCTGAGGAAACATGAATCCTACATTACGACCTCGAGCGCTATGAATAATACCAAGGGGTTCTTCTGCCATGGCTTTAGTAAATTGTTCTGCAGGTTTCGTCACACCAGAGAGGTTTTTTAACTGAAGACCCATGTATTGGTGAGCAAATATGATTCCCCCGCCAATAGCCGCTGCTGCAACAGCAGAACCAAGAATAATCCCAGCTGACTTCTTATCTAGATGATGCTTTTGATCAGACTTTGAAGGCTTCTTGTCTAGTTGATGTTTTTGATCGGATTTCGAAGACTTTTTACGATCTTTTCGAACTCCCCAGTGCATTCCTCGAACACCATAATGCTCTAGGAAGTCGTCTGTTTCGAGAATCACTCAAACGCCTCCTTGTTCGCCTTGTATGCAACGTAAGCGTCCATCAAAGCAGAAACGTTGTCGATCTTTTCGTCTGCACGTTTCTTGAGGAGCTTCCTGTTACCGTTAGTGTCTTCCAAGGTAATCGCGTTGCCCATGGCGAACGACATTAGGTCTTCGTCGAATATGAGTTTACGTTCTTCGGCGAGAATCTTGAGCTCGCCAAGAGGAACAGACTCTGTTCTTGCTCCCTGAATTACCTTCTCGATCCCATACGGACCATTCTCAGTTTCCCAACGAGTGACAAACTCTTTAGCGTTGTAAGGGTCAAACCCAAAACATCGCACGTCCATTTCATTGGTAGTGATGAAGGCGTCGAGATCGTCGTAGACCTCCATCATGTCGAGGACCGTCCCCTCGAGGACGTGAAGGCTACCTTCTTGAATGAACTCTTCGTACTTCTGACGCATAGCCCCAGGAAGTTTCATGAGAGTCAAGTCAGTAATATAGCTGCGAGTCTTGACTCCGAAAGAGAAATTCGAAAGAGGAAACAAGAAGGTGAAGGCACAGAAGTCATCACCTTGCGAAAGGTCTGCACCCATCGCGCACGGCATGGCCCAAAAGCTTCTCCGAGGATGAGAAAGAGTTTCCTCGTACGTGAAGAAGTAAGTGTAACCCTCCATCGGGATCCCAAAGCGCTTCGCCAGGATATCGTTCCTCGCCGCAGGCGCTTTTTCGGCCCTTTCCACGTCAAGATGGTAAACTTCATAAGTTACAGTAAGCCCAATGTTTGGATTGGCTTTTGGCCACATTGCGGGCTCAGCAACTTCTTCCAACTCATCCAACTTATAGTGCCAGATTGAGATGTGAGGGGCTTTATAGTCACCTCGAAGGATCGAAGCTAATTCCATTTTGATTGTATCGCCAGAACCATTGCGCACGGTTCCTTCAGAACTGATGGCGATGATCAAATAGTCGTCCATCTTGGACGCGCCCTGCTCGATGGCGCCGACAACATCCTCTCGAATGTCACCAGACAACCATTCGTCAACCGTAGAAACCTTCGGACGAAGACCCTGAAGCTTGTTGATCGACATTGGTCGAATCTCGAGCAAGGACCCAGTCAAGAAGTTCTCAATGCCCTTCTTGGTTGACGCTAACTTCACTCGTTGTGCTCTTGAGCCAGTCGTATTCTGTAGAGAACCTTCAGTCAAGAACTTGAAGAGAGGCCCCCTCGCTCGAGTGATCGCTGTGCGGAAGGGCGACATCACTTCTTCCGCCTGCTTCATGGTGGGAGCAGTAGTGATCTGGTGAGTAGTAGACGTATCCACATTGAGGAAGTAAGCCTGAAGACAATAGGCATACATCGACTTAGCGCCGCCTCGAGCGACAATCAAGTATTGCTTTGAGGTAAGTCGCTTCTTGAGGCGCTTTGTAACGTAGTGTCCACCAGGCCCATCGGGATTCGGCACGTACACACTTCGTTCAACGAAGTAGTACCAACCAAAAATCTGCTCGGCCCAGAGTTTGAAGGTGTCAAGTAGATGAAGGTCGCTACCATCCGTCAAAGTCAATTCAAACTCGCAGTAATGAATGAAACCATTAACCGCGTTTTCATCGTAATAGTAATTGGGATTGGCAACCAGTTCATCGATTCGATTCATCTCCATAGAGATTTCACGATTGACGGGAATTCTTCCTTCAAGAACGGCTTCTCGAAACGCCCCATAATACTTAGGGGTTGCTGTATTAGACAAGGGCATTTCGATCACCTCCTACTTTCCTACATGAAGACTTACCAAAGCCCCACGAGGAGCGTTATCCAAGAATTTGACATTCCTGGTACTAAGCAAATGATTCGCGGCCTTGGATGTAGTACGACGACGCTTTTTGATGAATTTAACGCCATTCGCGCCAATCTCCTTAAAGGGAGATTTGTTTTTAAGGGCGTAAACACCGGCGACGGTTCCTGCGGCCGCAACCATCATTTCAACTTTCTTACGACCAGATTCAACCTTCTCAAGGTTCGTGGTCCGCTTGTTAAGACGATTGTAATTCGACTCAAGATTCATTCGCTCATTCAGATCCTTGAGCTGCTTGTTTGTAAGCTGCTCAGGATGCTGATTGCGATACTTTGCCGTCTTCTTATAGTCGGCGCTACCGGGATGAGGCTTTCGGGGGTGCCTAACCCCCCACTTCATTCCTTTGGTGCCGTAGTGCTCGAGAATATCTTCATCATCTGAAAAATCATCGTGACGAATTTTAAGGTCTTGAAGCTTCTGAGCACCAAATTCTTTGGTCAATCTCTCTTTGGTCCTGGCGTCTGCTGCAGCAGAATGTTTCTCTTCGATGTCTGCAAACTTTTGACCAAGATCAAGATAAATTTTTGCGGCGGCGTGTCCTTCTGGAGTATTATCTCCGCCACCACCATCATCGCCGTCCAAATGATACTTCATAGCAAGAGCGTCCATTCGTTTGATCAATGGAGCTTGCTCTTTATGCATATCGGCGTAAGCCTTTTTGTATTCTTCTCGTCGAATTTGCCTACGACGAGCTTTAATGGCTTTTCGTTCCTGGTGACGTTGTTTACGAACGCCCCAATGCATTCCCCTTACCCCGTAATGGGCAAGGAAGTCTTCAGCTTGCGTCATAGGAGCCCATTTCTCTCGGAGTGCGGACATTGCGGCTACGCCAGCGGGAGTAGCAGATACCGAAGCTGGATCCAATACAGATGGCCCAAGACCCAAATGTACTGAAAGAATCCCAAGTTCTTTTTGGGCTGCTTTGATATCGGCCTCTGAAACCGGAACATGACCAGCAATATTGTACTCAGTCCCATCAAGAATTCTAAGCGGTGCATTACCAATGTTGCCAGCATCATTAAAGTCGATTAGGGCGTTATAACCACGCTTCTTTACTTCCGCAAAGAATTTTTGAGTAAACTCGTCCTTGTTTGCACGAGCAGGAAGCCACGCTGTAGAAAAGCCTTTAAAGCTTGTTCTAGCAACCCCTTCGACTACTTGTTCTCTTTGAGCTGGAGTAAGTTTAGAAATATCCTTGGGGTTTCCACCTGCCATTGCCCACATGTTCTTAAAAGATTGTTCGTCTGTAGAAAGAACGCTTTTGAAAATATCAAAAGTTTCTTCTCCAGTCGGAGCCTTAACTCCATGTACCGCTTCGATCTGTGTCAAATACCCGCTTGTTTCTTTGTAGCCCCAAGCTTTCCACCAGTTAGGAAGAACGCCTTTGTATCGTTCGACGTCTTTAGGGTCAAATATTGCATAAAATCCCTCGGGGCGAATATCAAGCTCTTTGGCCGTGCTCATTCTTTGAAGAATGGCCCCAGCAGGCAAATCAATTGTGGTTTTCCAGTGAGCCGCTAAACCTGGAACTTTGTAAACTTCCATATCACTAAGATGTTTAATCTGAGTGAGTGTGTCAGCGACATTAGCGTAAGGGCGAATGAATGATTTCTTATTTACGAGGTAATACGAAAGCCCTTCGTATCCCAAATATAGACCCATTACTCCGCCAGCAAGAAGCCATGCTTTTTGCTCGTCGGTTAGGCCGTCGCCCTTTTTCTTAGATCCTCCGCCCAGAGAGTCCTTGCCGTACTTCTCTTCTAGGTGCTTTGAGTAATCTTTGTCGTGGTTAGGGGGTTGATTCTTACTACCACCACCGTCACCCCCACCACTTCCGCCTTGACCGCCCCCACCGTTTCCGGAGTTCGAAGCGCCACGCTTCCGAGGGTGAGGTTGATACTCATTGCGAACGCCCCAGTGCATACCAAGAACGCCATAGTGCTCAAGGAAGTCGCCGACTGAATCGGAGTGGTCAAAGGATTCCGGATCGAAAGGTTCGAATCCAGCCTCATCGCTTCGCCGCTTCAGAATCGCTTTTAGATCCACCAACGGTGCATTAGGAGGTGGAAGAAAGAAACCAGGAGTTCTATCCATTCTTCACCACCTCCTTGAATGGTGTCGGATCGATACCCATCTCTTGATGGAGAGTTTGCCCCCAAACCTTGATGAAGTTTGGAGGATTAGTCCCCCAATGATACTGAGCAAACATCTCAGCTTCTGCTTCTTCTCGATTACCAGAGTACTCGGCGTATTTTGAAATATGAGAAAGAAACTGATAAGGAGAGATCCCGTCTTTTTGAGCTTGCTCACCAGCGGCGCTAAAGGCTTTGTCTCTAGCTGCTTGAAACCCGCCAGTCACTGTTGTTTGCCCAGTCCAAAAGCTAGTTTTTCTCTTTGATTGAGCATGAAACAGCGCGTGAGCAGATTCATGTGTGAGAAGACCACGAGTGTTCATCGTCCCAGGAGCCATCCATCCAGGAGGACCATCAAACTCTTTGTTCAGATTACCGGTCTTGATGTAGATGATTCCGCCACTTTTACCTGGGGTGTTTGCGACAAAGGCAGCGGTTCCACGTGCAACCTCATCCGGCCTGTCTGCATTGAGGTTTTTAACTTCGTTAATGCGGAAGCCGTATCTAGTACTCATTAGATCGGCTACTTGATTTGCCGCACTAACTGTAGTCGGATCAAGGCCGTCGGCCATTGTTGGATGAATTGTTTGAAGTCGAAAACCATTTTGACGACCACTTTGTGAGCCATGACGTCGACGGGGGTGAGGCTGATACTCGTTTCGAACTCCCCAGTGCATACCTTTAACGCCGTAGTGTTCTAAAAAGTCGTCGGTAGAATCAACCATGTTACCCCCCTTCGGTTGCAGCAAGCTCGGCGTCGCGCATCGCGCTTAGACGCCATTCGTATTCACGGATCTGGTTTGTGTACGTGTCGAGCAAGAATGAGGTCTGCGGCGGATCGAAGAGCATACGTACTTTGAGGTAGATGTACGTCTTGATTAAATGCCGCTGAACTTCGGGGCAATCAAAGTCGCCCCACACGGCCGTTTCGTCATCAATGGAGAAACCATCCTCAGGACCAATGCCTAGCTGGTTGAGAGTGGAGAAAGCAGAGTTAATGTGTGTAATGACGTCAAGATCAAATGCCGTGTACTCAGACTCGAGACCTAGGATCTTCTTGGTGCTTGAAAGAATGCTTTCTTCCATGGCGATCTCCTAGCTACCGGTCTTAAAGATGCGATCAACCTCTCGCTGAATCTCGGCCGGGTCGTAACCAGCTTCAGTAAGCCTACGCTTACGAGCATTGCCGCGACCCCAACGACCGGCGATCACCTCAAGGGCGACGTTACGGTGAATTGGAGCGGAATTGGGATCGTCGTCCACAATTTCCGGCTCAGGCGAAGTTTCTTCCGGAGGAGTTTCCGTGAGTTCGTCTGTCATGGCGTATCCTTTCTAGCTACCAGAGCTTGGTGTCGTTTGGTCTTCTTTCAATGACCGTTCTTGGGTAAGGGTTTTTAGCCCCAAAGTGAATAGCATTGTGTGTGGTTTTAGTAGTAGTGATCAGGTAATTAGGATCAAATATCCACTCTTCGCCGTGAACAATGTCATCGACCGTTATCGGATTCATATGATGAATAAGAATCTCTGTGTTGATTTCGTAGCCAGGAACACCAAGATCACAACCATCGTCTCTAAGGATTGTAAGCTCTCGGGCCCTTCTCCATTCGTAAGAAGTATAAAACTTCTGATTGACCCATCGATCAAACCCGAACGTAGAAGCGCCAACCCGACCGTCCAATTTCAAATATGTAAATCTGTCTTCGAACGTATCCAATTGACTAAGCTGAGCATAGTCTTTAAAATTCGTCGTAAATTTCATCGTAATCTTCCTCGGGGGAACCTCGCCCTGAGTAAACACGCATCGCGTTCAATGCGGTTTCATACAATTCTTCGACCTTCTTTGCGGAATTCATGGCGTCAACCCTGGATTCCAAAAGAAGGTTTTCACGACGAAGACGTTCTTGTTCAAGTTGTTCTCGAGAAGAACCAAGTTTCAAATAATGTGTGATAACTTGGGCAGAAGCGGTTCCGTCCAAAAGTTGTCTTTCCGCCAGATCAATAGCGGCGGAGATCAGCTGGTTTTCTCTACCTTCTTCTGTAGAAGCAGGTTGTCGACGATGATGACGTCGTGCAGTAGCCACCTGACCTCCTTCCTTTTATACAGGATCCCAAACAGACCCCGTCCAAATTTTGACTGGCTTAACCACCCAATCACTACCGTCCCAGACCTTAACTGGTTTTTTGACCCAACCGCTACCATTCCATACAAACGGTTTTCCGCCGGTGACGGCCTCGAGCGGGTCAAGCGTCAACGCCATCAGAACTGGACTAATATCAGCGTGAACGGCGCCAAGAGTATGACCAAGTGGTTCGGGGTGTAGCGTCATCACAATAGGATTAATGTCGGTAGCAACGTCGTCGCTAACAACTCCATAAAGAACTACCAATTCTGGGGGAATACCAAAAGGATCGTCCGAAGAAGAATAACGCATGTTTCGAGAAGCGTTTGACGGCTCATCGTTTTTGTGAAGGATGACGACTTCCGAAAGACTTCCATACGTGTCAACAAGTTCTTGAATGACGCTTGAAATATCAGGGCTTGACGCAAACCCGGACGTACCAGATGGCGCAACCCAATCAACAACTGCTGTAGTAACAGTTTTTGCCGCGTAGTTGGCATTACTTGTTGGGTTTGACGGAGAAGCTGATTTTTCAGCAAAAATCTTTGTCAAAGACCCTGCGCCATTAGCGGCGTATAGATTTACTCTCAAATACGCCGATAGAATTGTAGAACCAGCCGGAATGTCAATTCCAGAAAAACGCATCCAACTAGATCGAGCAGTGAAGTCCCAACCAACAATCAAACTTGGTGCTGAATTTGAAAAATCACCAGACCCAGGAACGTTTGTTGACCCGTCATCGGCGCCATCTACTGGACTAACGTTAATCGTGACACTATCAACAGATTTAGTCAATGCTACTGGCGTGAGACTCATTGTAACGGGTGTGATAGAGCGGTTGACAGCACCAACAGATGCTGTTAGTGCAACTGAGGTGAGGGGCATTGTGATAGGCATAATAGAACACGTTTGCGGATCAATAACAGCAGAAATCTCAATGATGACTGCCGCCCAGTCAGTAGCCGATGTGTTTGTGCCGTTAAACGTTTGGGTTCCAGTTGCGCCACTAGTAATCTTGCGAGCGAGAAGTCCGCCTTGCTTTTGTGATCCTCCAGCGCCACCACCGTCAGCAGAATATGAAGTCCACGCGCCATTGGTAGTGTCTGTATCGGCGCTTGGTAGGGAAGCCCCCTCACAAGCAGTTGCGCCAAGAACGAGGTTGCCAATAGCAACAGATCCAGTAGCACCTGAAGAATATGTACCGCTCGTCCCGCTACTAGAGTTCGAGGAAACAAGAGTCAATGAGGTAACGCCAGTAAACCCAACCGCAGCGGCGACACAAACCCCAGAAACAGTGGTTGTTGTTACTGTAATCGCATTGGTTGCCGTTACTGCCGTCGTAAGAATACACCCAAATATGGCTACATACGAACCATCGTTTGCTACTGAACCAGCCGTATGGTTTTGTTCTTTAAGTTTAGTATATACATTGCCTTGATAGTCCACCATTGATGGAGCAGGAGAGGCACCGCTTGCCCCACTGTTGTCCATTGCGACCATGACAAAAATGGCGTCACCAATAGCAAAGTCATTGGCATAATTAATAGTAATGGTGGTAGAGTCTGGTTTCAGTGCTACAGCAGTAACCGCAATGTTCTTAAAGGCGATGGTCACTTAGTCCACCTCCTAAGTGATACGGGCGAAGTCTCCGGCGTTGATCGTCACCGTGCTGCCGTTAGTCGGAATGGTCGGTGAAATATCGTAGATCCCAATGACTTCACGAGCCGCGTCAGAAGCGCCTTCTTTGTAGATGAAGCAACCGACGATCGTCTCGCCCGCAGAAATGGCAGAGAAGTTGACAGCAGTCATGGCAATCGAAGCGTAGTCCGATGCGCCATCGGTCTCAGTCACTGCTTCGCCAGGAAGAGCAACTCGAGCATAACCGGAAGCGGTGAGCTCGGCAAAGTCTGCATGAGACTCCATGTCCGAAACATAGTTCACTTCGGGAACATTCGTGTGAGCAGCCAAAGTCTTGAGGAGTCCCATGCGAAGGTCTGTAGTACCAGGGATGATCGCCCCGGTGGCAAACAGATACTTACCTTTGTTAGTTGCAGTTTGAACCATTTGGATTCCTTCCTAGGTCGTGTCGACCCAAAGGTCATTGACAGATGGACTACTCGGTGGAGTACTCGCAACGTGGATCTTGGTTGACATAGGTCCAGGAGGACCGGCCAGAATAACCGAAACTGACTTTGAAATCGGCTCTACAACAATGATCTGAGTCTTTGCGAGAACGTTGATGTCGCCGCTCATTCAATCACCTGCTCTTCCGTCACAAGAGGAAGTCCGAAAAATGCACGAGCTTCGTTCTCTGAGTTGAACCAGTACCAACCCTCAACCGGGTATTCGTATGTGTCTTTTTGTTCGGCGTGAAGTTCGAAGTTTGCGTTGAGAACGAAGGTTGGGGCGTAAAAGAGTTCACTTCCACCATTGAGATAGAAACCTTCGCCGTTCACCCCGTCACCGTCCAACCCTTAGCTGTAGCAATAGCTGGGTTGTCGCCAGAAGTACCAACACATCCAGTTACTGTAATAATTGGACTACTGCCAACACCAACTGACCAACTTGTTGCGACGCCATCATAAAAACCCATACAATCCCAATCCATTGTTTGAGCGCCAGCGCTAGCGGTCCAAGAAAGAATAAGAGAAGCAGTGGCAGCATTTGAAGGAGAAGTCGCCGTTACAATAAGAGTTTTTAAAACTGAACTTGAGGCTGGCACGTCCACACAAGTATCTGTGGAAATCGGAGAGCCTCCGGCGTCATACCATCTAATAGAAATTCTAGTGTTTTTACCATTTGTCGCGGGCGCCGCTTTGTTTTTCGCAAGAAAGGTATACTGCGCATTGGGCGATACGGCCATCCGTGAAGTGATTGCTGCTGTGGCTTCACCAGACGCAGTAGAAGTTAGTCTAGCAATGTAGCTTCCATCGCCCGCGTTAACGGGCGAATTTACTCTAGTGACTGCACAGTTAACAACATTTGTCGCCCAATCTGTAGCTGATGTTTCAATAGATCCCGCGTTAGTCGAAAGTTTATTAAAAGATGAACTAAGATTTGTATAAATTTCATTCAAAGCAGCAGAATCCAAAATAACAGAAAAAGTAAGATCAATGCTAGATCTTATGGGAGTAAATTTAACTGATCGAAGATATGCACAGTTTGTAAATATTGTTGAAAAACTGCCTACGTTTGACGAATTAAAAGCGGGAATTTTTTGAAGAGATTGACAATTATTAAACATATTGGCAAAAGTCAAGCCGCTTGATGTATCAAGAAGAGGAACGTTTAGCAAACTGTTAGCATTATAAAACATACTGACAAATAACAAGTTTTTAGAGGTATCAATAAGAGGAATTTCTTTAAGTTTATAACAATTAGAAAACATGCTGGTCATGTTAGTTGCATTTGATGTGTTAATTAATGGGATTGTTTCTAGACTAGTACAAGAACCAAACATATTGGTAAAATTTGTTCCTGCTCCAGTGTCAATAAGAGGAATAGTAGTAAGCGAATAACATCCAAAAAACATATAACTAAAATTAGTAACCTTTGTTGTATTAAACAAAGGAATTTCTTTTAGTTTAGCACAACTGTAAAACATATAATAAACACTTAGCGCGTTTGCCATATTAATTAATGGAATTGATTCTAACGCATAACAAGCTTCAAACATGTTGTTAAAACTGGTACCTGCTGATGTATTCAACAAAGGAATTGTTTTAAGATTTCTACACCCAGAAAACACGAAATCAAAATAAACTACAGAAGCAGTCCATGAGGTTCCAATTATAGACTGTAAATTGTAAAAATTATAAAACATAAAATTAACACCCGTTATGCTGCTAGGTCCGACATACTCAAACTGCTCGAGGAGCAGGAGTTGTACACTTCCAGCAGCAGAAGGATCGAAAGTAGTAATGTTAGACCCAACGACTTTGATGTCTAGCCAATTAAGAAGGATAGTTGAAATTGCTGGATTTCTTTGGCCCAGTAAAACAGACGTTAAATGTTGCCCCGCTTGAGGGGTAATTGTCACAATAGCTTGGCGGTATCCACGTGAACAATTACTATCAGAACTTAGATCTGAATATGTATAAGTATGATTTGCTTGAACATTACTATTGATGTTTTGTGGAGCAGAACCATCTCCCCAGTCTACCGTGTAAGCGCCTTGGCATTTAACTGCCACGTAGTTAGACGTGTCGTTGTAGACCGCATACAGACCCACAAACTTTTCTTGCCCAACCGTGAGCGTGGGAAGAGTAAGCCAGTCTGACGGTCGCACATATGGAGCAGGTCCAGAAGACCCACCAACATCAGTCCAAACGTTGTCCTTTTTGACTTTCAATGCATTCGTCATGGTGTCACAATCCAAGAATCACCGTTGGCTGCATTCACAGGCTCAACGCTACCAAACCACTCGATTGAGGCAAAGCCGGTGGGCCTCGCCGTGCTGGCGGTAGACCCGTGGTTGCAGAAGCCCTTCCCGTTCGCGGCAAGGGGAACGGTTCCATCTGCTCCCGCAGCACCAGTAGCGCCGGTGGGTCCCGCAGGTCCCTGAGGTCCAGTAGCACCAGTTAGTCCGGTAGGTCCCTGAGGTCCTGTCGCACCTGATGGGCCAGTAGGTCCAGCCGGTCCAGTTGGTCCTTGAGGACCAGGAACAGTTGAGTCCGCCCCGTTGGATCCAGCAAGTCCAGTCGGGCCTTGAGGTCCAGTTGGGCCAGTCGGTCCTGCAATTCCTTGAGGTCCCTGGGGTCCGGTAGGTCCCGCCACTCCGTCGGCTCCAGGAGCCCCATCAATTCCATCAATTCCGTCTGCTCCGGCGGGTCCTTGTGGCCCAGTCTCTCCAGTAGGTCCAGTAGCGCCGGTAGGTCCCTGTGGACCCTCTGCGCCGTCGACTCCTGCGGGTCCTTGCGGACCTGTTGGTCCGTCAGCACCATCGGCTCCGGAAACCCCAGCATCTCCGGTGTCGCCTTTTGGTCCTTGAACTCCTTGAATCCCTTGGGGTCCAGTTGCTCCGTCAGCACCATCTGCTCCATCTACTCCGGCGGGCCCTTGAGGACCAGTCTCTCCCTGAGGGCCAATACCAAACGGACCACGAGGGCCGATAGGCCCAGCCTTCTCGATTGAAATACGACCGGTGGTGGGATGAACAGTAATGATCTGAGTAGTACTGAAGACCCTCAGGTCGCTAGTCATGCCGTCACCGTGCCTCGGAAGACGACCTCCAGTGGCTGATCAAATACGGGAACAGGATCCCCAACGCCATCAATAAGTCGCTTAAGATCCATGTAGCCACTGTTCAAAGCAATTTCGTCCGTGTCGGCCAAACCCATACTCAGGACAAGCTTGCCATCGACCCCATCGGTGAGAAATTGAACATCCCATGTAGCAATCAATGGAGCTTCAACAGAAGGCTCAGTACGAATTTCGCTGGTGATGATGTCATTTGAAACGTCAAAGCCCAGATCAACTTGGATCGTGTTGGCTCGATGTTTGTGTACGACGACTTGATTACTCATTCTTCACCTCCTTCACGATCAATCAGTCTGAGGAATAATCTTGGAGTTTCGAAGAACTACAAGAATGTCGTTCACTTTACCAACGAGAAGATTAAAATCGGTTTCGGTAAGAGAGTCTCCGTCCTGAATTCCCTCAGCGTCGGCAATTGCTGAGTTGTTGTTTACGCTACCGTCGATCTGTCGATCAAAGATTTCTTCAACAACGTCTTCCACAGCGTCTTGGTGGAGGATGACATCGTCTGGATTCTGCTGATCTACCATTTGAACGACCTCCTTCGATCTCAGTCTTGAACCCAAGAGGCTTGGGTCACGCCAGAAATGTCGATGGTTCCGCCGCCGCCCCAGTCAAACGGGCTAACGATTCCCCAGGACGTCCCATCCGCTTTACTACTAATAGCAGTAGTAGAAGCACCCCCCCAAAAAAGGTAGCCTTCATTGTAAACTTGAGGTTCTTCCCAGACTCGGGCAATTGCAGTAAACAGCGGCGGGTAACCAACAGTTGGATTCATCTGGGTAGGGCACAAAAACAACCCAGACTCTGTGTCATAGGGAAGCGCCGCAACAATGCCCTCAAGGGTGTCGGTAGCATAAAGCTCAAGGTGCATCTCAAAGGCGATGAGAAACGGTTCCGTGTCTACGTTTGGAATGACGTTCGCTTCGCTTGGAGTCCACCACCGACCAGCAGCGTAACCGTCGACTGGGGTGTAGAAAGAAAACGGAGAGCGGTTCCAGTCAGTCCAGACCCCATTGGACCCGCCAAGCTTAGCAACTTCATCGTCGATGACGTCGCGGACGTCGTCTTCGTGTAGAATATCAGGGACGTCATTGGTGTCAACCACAAGGAGCTCCTTTATCGAGTGTCGAATGGTGAAAAGTTCCCTGGGATTGTCCCCCCGGGGAAAATTCAGAG